AACTAATTGGTGCTGCATCAAACATAGTTAAGAATACAACATAATCATCTGATGTAAATGGAGAACCTGGTCCAACATAACTAACATTATCTAAAGATAAGTTAGCAAAACTCGCTGAAACAGAATTATTGGTTGGGTCAGTAACTAAACATCCATCGGCTAATGGAGTATTCAACCTAACAAAAACAGAATCATCACAAGAGACTGAATTATTTGAAGGACCTAAATCTACTTCAGCTGAAATAGAAGGATTACCATTACTAACTACAGCAAAAGGTACTAAATATAAATTAGTTGCTTCATCTAAAGTTATTTCACCCACTAAACGATAATTCTTAACAAAAATAGGGGTACCACTCTCATCTATGGTACTATTATCACTAATTTCTTGTAGTTTACAGTATGCAGATGAATTTGGATATCCAGCCACACCTGCCATATCGAATTCTAATAAATCATTATTAGATGTCGTGGTAAATAAACCAAATTTGTTGGTATTACCTTTTATTGTGTCTGATGTATCGTTTCTATTAGCTCTTTGTATGTATTGATTTAATAAGAACCAATATTGTCTTCTAGAAAATACGTTTTTAATGGTTAAATTACCAGATAATCCTTTTTCCTTTAAAAAAGTAACAAATAAACCAGCGTTACTATTTTTATCATTCAGACTAGAAAAGAAATTATCCAATGTTTTATTACCCACAGATAGTAAATTAATACCTACCGCAGAATTCAATTGTTTTAATTTATTATATAAAGCCATTTTATTTTAATTTATTTTTTACGTTAGTTGTTTTGGTTTCTAAACCATCTATTATAGCCTGCTTTTTATCAGTTTTACTTACTCTATCCATTAATATTCTGAGAGGTAACTCACCAGTCTTATTTGAAAGGATTTTTGGATTGAAGGTAATTTGTTTCTCCTGAAAGCCATTAACAAGTATTGTTGCTCTTGCTTCCGCATATTTTTGAAATTCGGTAATGCCCCTTTCTTCTAATCCTATTTTACCATCCGTTATCTCTGAAATTAAAGGAGTTAACTCCCATTTATCTGTCTTACTTTTTCTAACTTCCCATTGTACAGTTCCACGGTAAACACTGTTATTACTTATAATATTTTTGTTGTTATCAAAAATAATTCCGAAAACGGTTGGGGGTGTAACTAATTCCACTATGAATATTATTTTTTCTGGTGTTCTAGGATCTTCCCATTTAGAATTTTCACTAAATTCACCAATAGTAAATGCTCTTGTACTCCACTCTATAGATTTAGAATCTTTTATTTGATACTCCCACCCTTTTCTCTTTTCACTGAATACAAACCTCACATCTCTATTCCCAAAGGGAGTCTTTATAATACTTGTAGGTATTTCTGTTTTTGGTGATACATCGAAGTCACCATATTCAAAGGTAACATCCTCACCCTCTGTATTCACAAATTTATATACTCCAACTAATGCGTATTCTGCCATTTTATGTATTTTTTTAATTTTATTATTATCTCTTTAAATAAATATCTAGTAATTTAGTTAAAATAAAAAAGGGGGACTAATTTAGTCCCCCTTCAGTTATTATTTAAGATTTATACTATCTTAATTCTCTAACATCAAATGTACGAATACCATCAACGTTGATTGTTCCGTAGAAACGGTTATTAACCATTTTCTTAGCGTAACGAGTCATGATACCTTTAACAGGTACGAAGTTGAACGGGTTATACATTGTAGGTGTCAATTGTAATGGAACGTAAGGTGCGTAAATGTACCCAGTATCCAATAATGATTGACCTTTATGTCCAAGTAACACAGTGTTAGCTGGAGCGTATGGGTCTCTGTATACAGTATATCTACCTGATAAAGAACCTACTCTCTCAATACCCATGTTATAGTTATCTTGTTCTGGAGAAGCGTTAGATACGTGGAAGTACTCTAAGTCATCAAAAATAGCTGATACCTCAGAAGAAACCACGATAAAGTTAGCCCCACCTCTTAAAGTAGACTTATGGATTTGTGCTGAAATTTGGTTGATTGCCGTAATCAAAGTCTGGTTCCAATCTTTTTGAGTGTAAGCAGCTTGACCAGAAGGTAATCTCTTCCATCCGTCATAATCCCATCTTAATGTCCAAGCCGCACCTGTTCTTAAGTCTCTTAAGATTTCACGGTCAATTTCCGCCGCAACTTGTTCTGATAATAATGCTGTCAATTCAGCTTCAGCATCAATGTTATGGAATGCTGATACATCTTGTGCTAACTCAGGAGTCCAAGTAGCTCTTAGTTTTCTTTCTGTTACAGAAACCGTTACAGATTCTAATTCGAAAGAAACTTCTCCCATTTGAGATTCAAGTTCTAAGTTTGCGTACTGTCTGAAAGTAACCGCGAAGTTAGTTCCACCTAAGTCAGTTGAAGCAACACCAGGAACGATAGCAGTTGTTCCAGAAGCAGCTCCGATGTAACCATCTAAAGTACCACCTTCACATGTTGCACATACTGGGTGAGTTAAATCAGCTTCTAAGAAGATACATCCATCAGCGTCACAGATATCACCGTAATCAACGATACCTCTTCCGTATTTTTGAGTAACAACTCTAACTGGTACTTGGTCACCAGAAGTAAAGATAGTTTCACCATCTTTATCAACGATAGGACCATCAACAGTTACCATTAATGATGCTAAGAATTCTTCAGAATCCATTTCATTTCCGTTAGGACCAGTTAATCTACCAGCTCCAGAGTCATTGAAGTTACACATTTTAAGGATTTGAGTTCTAACCGAACCATCACCAGCAAATGCAGAAACACCATCAGTAAATTCATTACCAGCTTGACCATCAGTACATGCTGTCCAAACAACTGGAGTAGCGTCAGTTACAACAACAGTAATTTTACCTTTTGATTGGTCAAACATTCCGTCATTGTAGAATCTATCATAAAGATTCTTAGCACATTCAGAATAAGTAGTCTCATCACAACCTGCTGATACACAAGTAGTAACAACTGGTTCACCGTGTGAAGCAGTACCACCTGATGCTGGCCATCCGTTTTCAAAAATTCTGTCAGATGTTTTAGGTACGAAGTAGAACAATTTACCGATTGGTAAGTTCATAGCTTGTACAGATACGATATCGTTAGCTAATAATTTAGAAAATACTCTTCTAACGATTGGGAAAACTACAGTTTCGAAAGAACCAGAGTTCCCTGCGTCAGTTGTTTCCGTAATAAGAGATGATGCTGTGTTCTCATATAACAAAGCGATGTTTTCTCTTGTGTGACCATTAAGTCCTTCTAAGAACCCTAAGTCATTCCATTTAGAGACAGTTGCTTCACGAACAGCTTTTTGGTGCTTAAGTCCGATGTTACCAACTTCTCCTGATTTTAATAAATATCCCATTTTTTTAGGTTTTTTAATTTTTTGTTATTAGTGCTTATATTGGTAATCCCAAAGTTTCTTCATTTTTTCTAACTCTGGATTAACATACACTTGTGATTCATTAATTTCCGTTGATGAACCACTTGTTTTTGTTTCATTTAGTTTTTCCTCAACAGATTCTTTGATAGGTTCTTTTTTAGAAATCTCTTTTACTAACCCTTTATAGGTAGCTTTAGATTCCTTCAAAGTTTTAACGTCATCAAATCTCTTGATTATTTCTAATTTTTCTTCTTTTGTAGTCGTGTTCTCAGTGAACAGTCTTACTGAATAAGTTAAATTACTATTGAAAACAGCTACTTCATTAAGTTTATCTCTAAATTGTTTTAAAGCGTCAACCATTTTGTTGTAGTCTTCTTTTAATGTTTCATTTTCACTAGTGATAGAACCTACTTTATCTTTAAGATTTTTGTTTTCGTTAATTAATTTTAAGAACTTTGGTTTTTTAGATTCACCCATTTTTACACGATTACTATTGATATCAGAAGATTTTCTGTTAGGTAATTTACCTGCCTTAGAAAGTGTTCTTGGGGATTTACCCTCTTCCATGTCATCCATGTAATCACCTTCAGACATTTCATCATCCATTTCTTCTTCTTCTTCATCGTCTTCATCATCTAGTACCACTTGGTATTCGATTTCTTCTTCAGACTCATCTTCATCATCAAGTTCCATATCTTCCATGTCTCCCATTTCTGGTTCCATGTCAACCATATCTGCTTCCATGTCTTCCATTTCACTTTCTTCACCACCAAGTTCTATTCTGTACTCAGCACCAGTTTCTGTGTCTTTAATCTCAACATTACCACCATCGGTTACAACCTCTATTTCATCATCGTCACTCATTTTCTTGAATACGTTGATTACTTCAGGCATTTCCGCTGTTGTTAAGTCAATACTTTCAACATCATCCATTTCGATTTCACCATCCATGGTTTCATCATCCATTTCTAAGTCACCCATTTCTAGGTCAACTTCTTCACCAGCACCGCTGGCATCCATTTCATCAGAGTCACCTAATTCTAGATCTAACTCTAACTCATCTTTCTCTTCATCTTCATCCTCCGTTAAACCAATCGAACCTTCTAAAGATTCCTTTACCATTTCTTCAATTTCTGAACTCATTGTACGAGTCAGTATTTCTTTTGCGTTGGCTTCAAAAGCTTTCTCAATTTGAGCGCTTTCTAAAAGGGCTTCATCGATGATAGACTTTCTTTCATTTGCCATTTTTCATTTTTTTTAAAAAAATTATTATTAAAAACAGCGCAACGAGTTGCGTGTTTCTCAATAAATATGTCAAAAGTGTGGAAAAGTTTTATTTTTTTATTTCTCTTGTTAAAAAAGAGGGATATTTATTTTCTGTATGAGAAGTCTAATTAAAAAAGTACTGAGTGAAACTGGTGTACCACACACTGAAGAACCAAATTATTTGATAAGTAAATTAAAAAATAAGATTGTGGATGATTTGGGTAAGGTTTACCTAGATGTCACAGGTAACAAACTAGTACTACCACCAATAGATATTAAAATAGATGATACCATAAAAGATGGTAAGATAGCAGGATTTAACCATCCTAAAAATGGTGAGAATGGTAAAATGGGTATTAAATCTAAAGCTTTAGAGGATGTAGAATACTTAAAGTGGGTTATAACTCACGAACTTATACATGCCGCAGTTGGTGAAGACTTACCCAAATCAGAAGAACATGAGGGTTTATTTAAAAAATTAGCTGAAAAGATTAATTTACCTAAAGAATATTGGGATTAAAAAAAAAGACCCATTTCTGAGTCTTTTAATAATTTAAAGATTTTTATTTTTTATGCTGGAACAGCAACTCTAATAACATCTTCGATTGGTGATTTAACTGCCGATACAATTTCATAATCTAAAACAGTACCTTCTAAGTATTGGTGTGTTCTAGTTTCGGCTTCAGTACAACTCATAGAATCTACTAAGTACTGTGTTTTGATTTTTTTTGTTTTACCGTTTGATTCGTTAATTGTTTCAAACTCTACTTTTACTAAAAAGTAATTTGTAATTTGGTCATCCATTTTTTAAACTTTTTTAAAATTAATAATTATTAGTTCAATAATATGGAAAATAAATTTAGTTGTGAATAGTTTTAGTTAAAAAAAGTATTACCACCTGTTGCTCTAGAGAATCTACCTTTAAACATGTTATTACTTTTTATTAAACTATCACCATACTCTTTAGCTTTAGGTAAAAACCCCATCACTAGTTTTTTGAGTTCTTCTTCGTATTCAGATTTTGTGTAAGTAGAAACCATGTTAGATATTAACCTAATTCTTTTTACTAATGATTTAAGGTGTGTGATAAATTTTTTACCACCCTCAATAACATCATCCTCCGTAAAATCTTTTAAAACGTTTTCAGTGTCTTTAATCACCTCAGACGTAACCTTGTCTAAATCACCAATAATCGAATTAGATAAAGAGAACTTACTATAACCTTTTTCACTATCTAATAGTGAGTTTGCTATATCCGTTAGTAAATCCATTAAGATTTGGTAGCTACTGGTTAATATACTCATGCTAGCTCCAGCATGTTGACCCATGACACTTAAATCATCATAACCACCAGCCTCTTTGAGGAGTTCTTCTTTTATGATTTTACGAATATTCATATTACTTACCTAGACCAGATTTCTTCAATTCTGCTTTAGCCATATTAATCAAATTAGTATCTACACCTAATTCTTCAGCTAAGGCAGCTAACAACATCGCTTTTTCTTTTCTAGTATTTATTTTATTAGCGAACCTTGGGTATCTGTCCATAAAATACTTTTTCATAGCGTCTAAGAACATCTCAACATCTTTTGGGTTATCCTTCTCTTCTTCACCACCTTCTTCAGATGAGTTAGGATCCATTTCTTCTTCTCTAATAATTTTCTTGACTAATAATTCTAAGTCAGATTCGTTTAATTTTACAATTCTTTTTTTCATTTTCATTTTTTTTAATTTGCTTAAGCTGCTTGCTGCTTAAGCTGCTTGCTGCGCAACTTATATATATTAAATATTATATTAATAATAAAAGATCTAAATTAGATCAGATCTTTTTTTTTATTTTAATAAGAACTTATTTAAACTATCTAACAAATCAGAGTCATTCTCGATTACTAGTTTGGTCTTATTATCTTTTGTTGATTCCATAAAGGGTTTCAAATCTTTCTCACTCGAAGATATCCAAGAACCTGGTGTTGATGGTGAGGTAACGATGTCCCAACAAATTAACTCGAAATCGTCTTGTACAATATTTTTACCATTTTCATTTTTAAGTGAACCGACCCCCCTAGAAGAAATACCAACGGTCCAACCTTTTCTAATCATATTGAGTACCTTATCACCAACAGATGAGATAATACCCGATTTAAGGTAACCTGGTGTTGTATCTAACTCCATTTTACCCATAAGTGTTCTACCGTTCCACCAAATCTCTGAAATCATATGTGATACTCTATCAGCATCAATGATTGAAGATTCTGGGTGATTTAGTTCACCTAAAGAAGTACCCATATCGATGAATTCCTGATATCTTTTCGCCTCTCTTTTAAGTATCTCTTCTGGGTATACTCTACCATTTTTATTTTCTACACCCCATTTCTGTAACACGGCATAAATTTCTATTTTATCTGGTAAAGGTCCATCTTGACCTAAATTTATTCCTGATTTAAATTCTTTAATTAAATTGTGATTCGAACATACCCCATCTTGGCAGGTTAGTTCAGATGATACAAATCCGGAATCATATTCCACTAAATATCCATATCCTTCTTCACCTGGTTTTAATATTTTCATATTTATATTTTTTCTATAAATATGCTACTATAGTTTAAAGCAATAAAAAAGAGACCGAAGTCTCTTTTTTTTTAGTTTTTAGTTTTGAAGAATTTAAAGTCCCTATCCCTCTCAAAAAACTCAGTTATTAATCTCTCAGATATACACTTAACCTCTTCTAATAAGTTTTTAGAGGTTAATGGTAGTAGTGGTTCCTTTTTAAATAAAGTTAACTCTACCGACATATAACTCCTTTTATCTTTCCTTATTCCAGAAGAAGCCATGTTGAAATCCACTATACTTCTTTTTTTATAAAAAAAATCTTCTTTAACCACATCATATAATTGTTTTTTAATACCTTTAGCTTTTTGTTTTAATATTGATTCATAACTAGATTCTACATATTCTATGGGTTTACCCCACGCAGAAATTTGAATGTATATTGATTTTGGGTTTTTATTATCAACTGTACCCGAAACAACATTATACTCAAATGGTAGGTCTAGTTTCACTTCTTTCCCTCTTCCCATGATTGTTTTTTTTTAACTACATTGTTATTTTTTAGATAATTATACGTATTTTATTGCATAAAAAAAAGCCCCCCTAATTTTAGGGAGACTTTTTATATTTTTTTCCCTTTAATCCTTACTTACAGACTTAGAAGAACCAACTACTTTAACCACATCTAAGAACTTACCACCGAAGACGTAACCACCGAAGAGAACCATAGCATATTCTAATGCTTCAGTAATTAATCTAAACTTCTCTACATCTAAATCACTATCCTTATGCATACCCGCAACTAACAATATACCTAATGTAATGTAATAAGCTATTACGGACCAAAACAAATAAACCCTACCTTGTGAGAATTTATTATTCTCTGTTAACATGTCTTTAAAAATTTTCATAATTTTGTTTATTAATATCATAATTAAAACTTTTAAATTGTTATTATATTTTAAGGTGATTCATTAATACCCCACCTAAAGTAGATGCTTGTACCATTATATTATTTACAACATCATCATCTAGTGTAACTTTCTTTTTTGTATAATCGATACCTAAGACACCAATAAACTTATCATCTATTGTTTTTATTGCAAACAAGTAACCAGATTTACAACCAGTATCTTCAGCAACATATTTTAACCCATAAGTTAAAGCCTCAACGTCTTTATAATCTGGTATTTCAATGGTTTCACTCTTAACCAAACGATTCATGGATTTAGAAAATAAGTTAACTGGTATGTTTTGAAAATTTTGTTGAATCGATGATACACCAGTATTTACACTTTCGTACATTACAGAAAATTTAGCGATTGATTTACCAGTTGGGTAAAAATGTCCGCCATTATGGAATTGAGTTACCCAAATTCTGTCAGCTTTAACACCCTCCCTTATCTCCTCGATCTTATGTTGTACTAATTCACTGACCATTAAGGCTTCAGTAACCATGTCTGGTTTATTTCTTTTTTCTATTTTACTTTTTAATAGGAGTAATATTACTGGTCCCATTACACCAGTAATAAAAGCGATTATTACACTAGATAAGTCTTCCATTTTTCTTTAGGTTATTTAAATAATTATTCATCTTTTAGATTATTTTTTAAATCGTACAACTTCAATATATTATTATTTAAATCCCCCTCATTTTCTAACATGGAGTAAACTGTGTCTTTAGTTTCAAGTAACTTTTCTTTAATATCGATGTTGTTTTTGTGAGAATCTATTTTGGTATTTAGAATAGATATAGTCTCTTTTACTAAACTACTCACAATCTTTTTACCATCTTCTTTATTATCCTCACGTAAAACTTTTAAGATATTCTTCTCTTCTTCTGTTAGATTAGAATATTTCTCATTAAATTTATTTGTAACTATCTCTAAAAACTTTTGGGTATTCACACCCTCTTTCACATATTCATTATTATTATTCACTATTTCCTCAGATTCCTTATCCATCATCAACCAGTTGATTAATTCAGACTTACTCTCCTCTATTCTATTCAATGTCGAAGCGTTTTTTTCTGTGGATAAAACTACGTCCAAATTTTTGTGTATTTCTTTTTGATTTAGATTGGACAAATCTACACCATGGTCCTTCAATATAGACACTAACTTCTTATTCTCCAAAACCAATGGATTATTGTTAAACTCACTAAACAATGATAAAGATTCTTTTAAATAATCATTAGCCCTTATTTCACTCTTTATCGTATTGTTCTCTATGTTTTTATAAACAATAAAAGCAGTTTTTAATGTTTCACTTTCACTTATTGTTTTTATAAATTTTTTGAATAAGATCTTCCCATCTTCACTTTTACTTGAGTAAGACTCAATTAACTTCTCCGTAAATAAATCTTTTAACGTACCAAAATCCATACTAATCGTTTATTATATAAATATGTAGAATTAGGTTAATATATCTTTTTCATCGAAATTTTCTTCATTTAATAACACATCTATACCAGATGTCATCATTATAATGTCCTCGTTTTTCTTTTTACCCTCTAATAAAAGTTTATCTATAACATTTTCATCACCCTTAAAACCTTCACCGAAGTCACCACTAGTATCATCTCCACCGAAACCTCCTGTGTCACCACCGAAACCTCCTGTGTCACCACCGAAACCTCCTGTGTCACCACCGAAACCTCCTGTGTCACCACTAGTATCATCTCCACCGAAACCTCCTGTATCTTCAGAATCGTTAGTATCATCACCCATTTTCTGACTCATTATATCCCCATATAATTTATCTACCTTGTCGAAGTAACCAGTTTTAGTTATAACTTCGGAAGTTTTTTCTAACTCAGCAGACGCTGCTTTCTCTAGTCTTTGTTGTTCTAAGTCTAATTTAATCTCATCTTCAGACCAATTAAATATGTTCTTCTTAGCCCATGTATGTGAGGTTGGTGCTATCCCATCAGTTGCCGCAACTAAATCCTTATAAAGTAATACCTTTTCTTTCCACTGTTCAACCTTCAACATCTCACCTTGAGTTGATGGGTTGTTGAGGGATAATTTAAAATTACTAAGTTCTTCATGAAAACCTAACATATATAAGTGTACAATAGCTATTTTATTTAATTCTTGTATCATAGCTTGTTGTATTCTATTGATAGTCCTAGCAAACCTAATATCCATCAACGCTAAATTCTTACCTTCTCCAGTGGGTTCCTCAAAACCTAGAAAAGTTTTAGGTACTCTAAGTGCTGTAACCATTTTTCTTTGAATAAATTGTATATCAGCTATTTGATCCAAATTAGTAGCCCCAGGTAAAGTTTCTATTGGACTTGGTGAGTTAGGGTCTCTGACTGGAACAAAGTAATCTTGGTCTACAGCCAAGGTGTTATATCTAACATCTAACTGACCAGTGTTGTTATCAGCTGTTTGTGTCCTTTTAAATTTATTAGCCACTTTCTGTACATAAGATTCTACATCCTCATCATCTATGTTACCAACATAAACCTTAAAAACCCTCCTTTCTGGTGCTCTCGTCACACGATACACCAACATAGCATCCTCAGCTAAAAGTAACTGTCTCCAAGTTCTTCTAACTTTATCTAATACAGAAGTACCATATGGTAATTTTCTATCATCACCTAATAATCTAAAGTGAGCTACTTCCCACGCATTAAAACTAAGGTTTTTAGATTTCCACTCAAATTTAACTTCTTTTTTTGAATCTTCGTTGGTTGTGGAGTTTGTTTCATTATAATCAAAGTTATTGGAATCACTCCTACTTATCTCTATGTTGGTTAGTTGTGTTGCTCCTATAACACCATATTTATAATTTAATTTTAAGTGTACAAAGTTGTCACCATATTTACAGGTGTTCCTAGTCCACATAGGTAGATTAGAATGGATATCTAAAACATTAAAGAACAAATCCTCTAAAACTTTTTTAATTCTAGAAGAATCTGAATAAATAGACATTATTTGTCCTTGTTCATTTAAAGTACAACTTTCTTCCGCCATAGTTTCAAGAGCTACAGCTATTTCTGGTGTAAACTCCATAGCTTCATAATCCATATAAGAAGCTAACCTAGTAGTTTCATAGTAAGTAGCCTTTTGATACATGTCATTCTCAATTTTCTGCCATTGAGAATCTAAGTATTTCTGTTGTTGTAACTGTAATTTTGTTTTTTCAAAGTCCTCCTTAGACTTACTAACGATTAGGTCCTTGTCACCCAAACTATATTTTGGATTTAAGTTTGTATCACTCCTCATCGTTCCACCACCTTGTCCGAAAACGGTGAATAACTTTTGGTATATTGTTAGATTATCTTTCTTATCTGCCATTATAATGGTATTTTAACATTTTATTTATCACATATAAATATGCCATTCAAATATAAACACATCTTAAAATAATGTGAATAGTACTCTAATCGACATAATCACAATCAACATAAGCCAATCTATTACCATTGGATGTGTCTATCTCAAAAACATAACTAACAATATTATCATATGGGCCATAACAATTACTAAACTCAGATTTTTTAGTACTATTATTACCATTAGTTGGGTTTTCTCTCGGTGGAACTTTCCAAGTGTACCTTATCGTTCCAGCACCAGGTCTGTTATTGGGTCTACCCTGAAATGGGTTATTAGAGGAATACTGTCTACTCATTTTCTATTTTTTTTAAATCCTGCCATACCATTAAATAACCACATATGTTCTTGTGTTTCTTTTATGGTTTGTTTATCTTTTTTTCTACCCTTATTATCGGTATAAAAACCAGTATTAATAACATCACTTAAACTACTCTCATCCTCAACATTGGTTACTTCCACAGACCAACTATTAATCATAGCTTTAGCTTGACCCTTAGATTTTTCCAAATCTTTAAAAGATGTGGCCGCAACAAAACAACACATAGCTATTGACATTAATAAATCGTCATGATAACCTTTCATATGGTCAGCTCTACCACCAATAAAAACAAATGTTTCTATTTCCATTAAAGCTCTTTTAGAACGAATCTTAAATGAATCCATCCTAATAGCTTCTTCTAACTTAGATACAATAGTGTTTCTATTTTTTTGAAAATTTAAACCAGGTAATTTACCCCTATCCATGTGTTTTTGTAGAGCCTTATTGTTTTCAACAGAGTCTATACCAACTGTGATATCATAGTAGAGATTTTTCTTTGGGTAACCCAATTCTATTAATTTTAAAACAACAGAAGCTCCCCAACCACCAGTAATGTCTACCACAATAAATGCGTTATATGATTCACCATAGTATTTACATATCTCACCTAAAACATCTGGAGCTACCTTACCATGATACTCAGCGACTTGGTTACCAGTGGTAAAATCCCAAATCACAAGACCAGCAAAATCGTCAGACGAACCAGAGGAAGGGTCAGCAGATAATATGTATTGGTGACCTTCTATAGGGTCTTCCCAAATCCACATATTACCATCAATCCATTCTTTCCTAATAGGATCTTTAACATTATCACGTTCTTGTCTATTTTTGTATTTATCATCTATTACATTATCACCAGAACCTACAAAAGAACATAGTAATTCTTGAGCAATAGACCTAGTATTATGATTAAGTTGTGCACACATACCGTCAAACCAACCAGAAGTTGGTTGGTACCCCTTCTCAATCATATCAGGCCATGTTTCTTCAGGTACAGTAGATTTTTCTCCTGTGTAATGGTTAATATCACCACTAGCTGGGTCAAAAATAGATTCTATTACATCACCTGTTTTCTCATCAAATAAATTCCATGTCATCCCATGTGGGAATTGTTCGTTTTTATTTCTACCATTGTATCTAGGGTCTTCATACCATTTCATTGAAACAATATTAAAATTATTGAAACCTCTTTCAGCGTTAATATAAGCTTTATGGTACAATGGATCATGCCCATTAGGTGTTGAAATAAGTATTGACCTACCACCTGTTGATAACGAAGGTTGAGCAGCTGTATAGAATTCTTCACCCTTATTACCTTCAATAAAGGCTGCTTCATCTACAACAATACAAGAAGGTGTATACCCTCTAAGAGCATCTTTTGAAGATGCTACCGCCTTCACCTCTGAACCATTCCACAACTTATAGTGTGAACTAGAATTTTTCTCTGGGTCAAACCAAGTCTCAGAACCAGCAGGTCTATAAACGTCCATCCAACTAGGTAATTGGGTGGTGAAGTCTCTAATTTTTTTTAAAAACTCCTTAGCCGTCTCTTGTTTATTAGCTGCAACTAATATTTTTTCTGTACTTTTACTAGAAGCCAAAGCAGTTAGTATAGCTAAATAAGCTGCCGTTGTTGTGGATATACCAGCCTGCCTAGGTTTCATTACTATATTGTGATCATTAATACGGTAAGCATCTACCAATTCCTTTTGTCTTGGGAATAATTTGAATGGTACAAAACCCCCTTGCGTTCTATCTTCTGTTTCTAAGTAAGATTCTATAGCGTAAATAGGGTCTTTAAGAGATTTACCAATCTCATATAACATTTGTGTTTTTGTTAAACTCATAACTATAAATATCAATCAAACCCAAATGGCCAATTATTCATAATCATTTCGTGATATTCATTTTTGGGGGAATACGGTTCTTTATTGATGAAGTATTGATTCACACCGTCTTTCGATTTAATCTCAAAAAGTATAATATCCTCGTCAACAGATAAGACATATTTTTTTTCATTGGTTTGAGATAGTATGTATATATTTTTCTCCATACTCATAAATATATTAATACAAACAAAAAACCCACCATAGTAGCGAACTTTAGTGGGTTTCGTAGTCCGTAGACTATAACAGTCCTAATCTGTTATTTCTTATTTAATATCGACCCTAATTGTCTCACTAAATCCATATCACCAGTGTCTAAAGCTAAATCTATTTCACGTTCTAAATCTCTTTTAGACATAGACTCATAATTAGGTTCATCACTTTCTTCTTCACCATCATTAGTCATAATATCGTCTATATTAACTTCTGAAGAATCTTCACTTGGTGGTACTAGTGTATCACCATCTTCTTCACCATCCTCTTCCTCATAACCACCAAGGACCTCATCTGAAGATTCTTGTCTTAACTCTTCCAAAGCTTCGTCAGCTAATCTCCTAACTTTATTCTGTGCATCTCCACTTCCAGATATCAAACCTTCTATGGTTGAGTTAAACTCATCATCACCCAAACCTTGTAACATATTCCAAGTTAACGAAAGAACCTCTTGGTTATCTACTGGTATTTGTTGTACAAACTTCTCCCATATTTTAGCACCTAACCTAATATCATTAGTTTCTGATTCTAAATTATCTGTTTTATCTAAGACATACTTTCTTTCTTCTGAATTTTCTGGTAAACCCCATAAAGACATTAATTCTAATACACCCTTACTTAATTCATGTAACAGAAATGGGAATACCATTCCTTGTGCTATTATTTTAGGTTTCTGTGGGTTAGATAAATCTAATTTAACGTTACCAGCGTGAATACCACTCTCACCTTCAGATTTTATAGATTGATTATCCAATAAAAAGTAGTTTGCGTCATTCGCTGCCATAACATTAGAATAGTGATTACCTAATTGTGGGTTTTCTTGTCTGAGAGTATCATCCATGTGATGTAAGTTCTGAGACTTTCTAGCTGCTCCATGAATCATCGCGTTAGTTAATCTACGTCTCTTCACTTTTGGTTTTAACTCTTCAGAAGTTTTATCTTGTGGTGGAGGTGTATTACCCTTCCCCATCTTTAAGTTTTGTCTATTAATTTTACCAAGTTTAACACCTACTTGATTAGACATCTGTTCCATTTGTTCTGGTGACGCATCAGCACCAAGTATCAGTTGTGGTGGTAAACCAACTATTTTAGCATCAAACTCAACGGCGTCAACAGGGATGTTAAATTCTTTTCTAATCATATCAACAGCTTTCCTTTCTAAATTTCCAATACCTAAACGATACTCTTCTTTAGCTGACTCAACCAATGAACTCATCAGTAATGTTTGAACGTCCATTAAACTAACGTTTGTTTTACCAGTTTTTCTCCTTATAGAATCAGCAATATCACCAAAAGACTCTTGTGCTAATTGGTTTGTCATTTCTCTACTTAAAATATCTCTATAGTCGTTGTCACCACTTTCGAAACTATTTCTTACACTATCTTCCATATTTGCTTCAGTAATTATTTGATTTCTTAAATCAGATTTTTTAATAATACGTTTATCTTCAGCAATAATACTCATAATTTCTGATTCAGACAAATTTATCTCCATTTTTTCGGTAGATTCTGAAGTTTCCCCCTTATCTATTGTAGCTGTTTGGTTATCTTTAGATACCCTTAACTTATTAGTGTCTTTTGGTTCCATCTTTTCTATTTTATCTTTATACTTTTCAAAATCACTTGGGTTGTTAAATTCTCCCTCATCATTAACACCTATATCATATTTTTCAGCTGGTACATCTCTAGTCACATCCTCAACCTCAGCTAGTTCTTCATCATTTAAAAGATAAGGTTCTTGTTTTTTACCCTCTAATTTATACGTACCCAAATCCCTCTCAATCCCAGAATCAGTAACTTTCATTTTTGAAAGTAAAATATCTTGTTGGTGTTTATTAAATTTAGATGGGTCTTTATCGAATTCTCCATAAACTAAATCATCTAATTTTTTAAGTTCTCTCATTACTTTTTTTAACATACCCCTTTTTTCGTATCTTGGGTGTTCGTCTAACTGATTTTGAACGAAGGACTTTAGATTATTCATTTCTTTTTTATACCCTTCTTCATCACCACTTTTCTTTAGTTTATATAAATTGGGTATTTTTCTAACACTGTAACCTATACTTTTAGCCATAATAGCTAAGTCATGTAGTTTATCTCTTAATTTATCCCACATTACACCTTCTGTTAGATTTTTTTTTGTTTTCATAATCCTATTACTTTATTCTCTTTGTATTTTAATATGAGGTCATATTCATAAAGTTGGTCATCCACAGACTCCTTGGTGTCACCAAATTTAAAAACCCTACGTTTCTCAACCAACTCCTCATCCTCCTCTAGTTTCTCCCAACCCAATGCAATAATACCCTCTACAGCATTATAAATATCACGAACTCCGTCTTCCTGTACTAATTCCATGTTGAAAAGATTTGTTTTGAGTGTCCCAACAGATTTAATAATATTTTCATCAGGTGATAACTCCCTAGTTTCGGTCATGACAGAAGATTCATACCAACTATCATCCCACTCCCAATCTATTGAATCTGAAAAGAGGAACTCAAAAATGTGTTCCCCTTTAAATGTTGTCCCTATTCTGTTAATATAAATTAAATACATTATTCAAACTCTACTTCATCTTCAGCTTTTGGACCTGGTTCCTCACCTGGTGTAATTGATGGTGGTGGTGTAAATGGTCTTCTTGAAGGTCTCTCACTTGGAGACTTTCTTTCTGGTTTACCAGGTTTTGTATCTGGTTGACTTGGTCTTTTATCTGGAGTTCTTTGTGGTGCTGGACTCATTTCTATATCTTCTACCATATCTATCTCTAATTCTTGTTTTTCTTTTTTAGTTAAATCTTCTCCAAAAATTTCGATAAAATCTTCGACACTGTCAACAGGTTCACCTGAAAAGTTATTACCTTTCATTTCACCAACTTCAATATCACCTACAGAGTTAATTCTAGAAACAAGAACTTTTTTACCATCACCATTAATGATATCTAAATAAATTACACTTTCTTCTGGGTCTTCAGATGTTGCCTTTTTTCTTAATTCAACACCCATCCCATATCTTTTAACAACAGTTTCAACGTCCTCATAAGCTTTTTCTTGTTCGTAAGTTTCCATTTGGTCGTTTAAGTGGTCTTCAGTCATATAATCACCTTCTTCCATAAACTCAGTGTCATAAGGTAATTTATGTTTTGACCATTTTTCAACAGGGTCCAAGTCATAACCTGGTGCTGATTGTTTGTGGTAATGTTTTGATATATCTTTTTCAGCTTGTTTATAAGCCGTTTTATATGGTGACCTACTATACTTTTTAGCCACACTAATTTTAGGACCGTAAAGGGCTTCCATTTCTTCTGGACCCATTTCGTCTTCCTCAATATCCAATAATAATTTATCTTCAACATTCTTATCTTCAGGTTTAGCAACTTTATCATCTTCGTCACCACCTAATTCAGTATCTTCTTCTTTATCTTCTGATTCATAAGCTCTGGTTAACCCACCGTTGTATCTATTGGCTCCACTAACATCTATATTAGTATCCTCATCCATGTAAGAATCATAATCATCATACTCACTATCTGATTCAGTTGGTTCCCAATTATATTGACTCATACCATCAAATTCGTCATCCATGTAGTTGTCATAACTTTCTTCCATTTCCATTTCTTCAGATGGAACTTCTTCTTCTTCAGAATTATCACCGTTGTCCTCAGAAGTTTTAACAGTTTTGATAATATCTTTTTTGTCTTCTGAATCCATAGTATCTAAATCTAAAGCTGACAATACAGATTTAGCAACCCACTTCTGCATATCAGATGAAATATCCTCAATATCTCTAAGTTGTTGACCTAATTTACCAGTTGTACTTTGTATGTCTCTTATCTCATCTTCAGTATCATCAAATTCCTCGCCCTCTTCAAAATCAAAAGATTCTTCTTCAGATGGTTCTTCTTCAGATTCAAAATCAAAAGATTCTTCTTCAGATGGTTCTTCTTCAGATTCAAAATCAAAAGATTCTTCTTCAGATGGTTCTTCTTCAGATTCAAAATCAAAAGATTCTTCACCACCTTCAGTTTCCCCTTCTTCAGATTCAAAATCGAAAGATTCTTCCTCAGTATTTTCGACATCATCACCGAAATCAAACTCATCCTCAGCTTTGGGTTCTTCTATTTTAGGTTCTTGTTTTTTAGATTTCTTTTTATCTAATTTTAGAACATATTTTTTTTCGTTTAAAGAATCAGATTCTAAAATGTTAACATTACTAACATCGAAATGATTATTAATTTCTTCAAACATTAAATTTAGATGTTTTGCCGCTTCACTAAAAGACTTAAAATTGTTTTTAGCTTTATTAGCAACACCACCTATATAATCAAAATCAGATTCTTTTAAATCTTTAGTGGTTTTTGTTTCTTTGATGTAATATTTTTTATTTTCTCTAATGATAGCGTAAGTATTACCATTAACCGATTCTTTAATCAAATCAAAAGAGGATAAAACATCACTTTCTTTTGTTGGATTAATATTAGATAAATCTAACATCTTATTTAAAGTACTTTTTTTCATTTTCATATATTTTTATGTTAACCTTTTATGTTGTTAAAACCATCGGTAGTAACACCACCTTGTCCTGGAGGTCCTGGTCTGAAAAACTCAGGTTTAGGGTTACCCAACAACATTAATTGAGCGTTAGCTGGTGTACCACTAGGATCTATTGTTAGTGGTATGACTTGACCATCCCAATTATTGGGTGGGGAGAAGGTTGTCCCATTAATTGTAAACGGTGAACCCGCTGAATTTTCTATAATTATAAAAGCGGTATAAGTATATGCTGAATAAACAGCTTCAGTACTTAAATGCATAACTGAATGTAGTGTCATAATTTTGTCTTTTTATATAAATATGTTTATTATTGTTTAAATTTATGTGTTAGGTTCGAATTTATTAAGTTCTTCATTGTATACGTAAGAATTGGAAGGTATAACACCTGACTTCAAATGATGATAACACTCACCCAAAAGGTTTGAGACAGCTGAACTACTAAAATTATTAAGTGGGTATAAAATATGGAATTCATCAATTATTTCATAATCATCCCCAACCCAGATACTACCATCATCTTTTTTTTCTGTTTCAAAAAAATCTTGTCTTAGAATAGTGGGGGTACGGCTACCATCCTGATCATTAAACACCACAAAATCAACTCTTTCCCATGAATCAGTTTCTTTAACGTCCTTTACCCAATCAAAATCTTTTGTTTCGTCAAGAAAGGAAGATGGTAATAAATGTTTTTTAAATTTATCGACTTTAGATAACATTAAATATAAGATACCACCTGGTAATATAGAAGCTACAGTAAACCCAACCAACTTAAGTATATCTTTGAGTTGTTCGGTTACCTTGTCTTTTTCTTCTTTAGATAAGTTTTCACCACTTTTTATTGAGTTTACTAAAATTTTATAAGCTTCTTTAGTTTCACCACCTTCTTGTTTTACTTTAGAAAGAAAATTATTGAATTTTTTTTTTAATTCACCCTTACTCATATTTTTTTTACTAAATAATTCTAATAATTTACCCTTTTTGATTCTGTGTTCAACATAAGCTGTTGAAAAATCAGTTAGACGTTGATTTAATGTACTAGAAACTAACTTTGGGTATTCATTCTCCAGCCAGTTAATTAAATCTTCCTTATAACCAAAATTTGGTATCTCCAATATTTCTAAGTTATCGTAGTCACCCATATCTCCCGAATAATCAATGGGTAATTCATTAGAAATACCCTCCCAATAAGGGGTTGCGTAAAAAACAAAATCAGCTATGGTAGGTGATGACCAAAGAATCGATCCACTATGACCGTCCATTGAATATTTCCAATCACCATATTTTAATTCTCTTGGGATCGAATTAAAATAATCCATAACAATGTCAAAATGAGCCTGATACTTAGTTATAGGATATTTTTTTATAGGTGTTTTAGGTGTAATATCCCTTATCCAACTCAAAGAATCGTCTAACATTGACTCTATCAAGGTATTTAATTTAGTCGATTCTAGTGTTACTGAATTATCATAGGCCACAGTTTTAATATCATACAACCTATCTAACATACCATTACGTCTTAAAACTTTAAAAACAATATTTTCAACAGAAAACTCACCACCAGTCTCTAGACCAGACTGACGCATTTTTTTTATTTTTTCAGTTAATTTATCAACACGTTTAATTGTGACCTCATTATCTACCTCATCCATTTCATCATAAATCTCTTCCACCCTATCCATTAAACGGTTAGATTTTTCTTTCACAGATTTGTCATTAAATGATATTTTTTGTTTTTTGGGTTTAGTCACCCACTCATCTTTTAATATGGAATAAACACCAGTAGAGTGATGTGGTTCGTTTATATCTTGTACATACAATTCCACATCATAACCATAAATGGTAACGTCATGTTCTTTATTCCAATTAGAACTTTTAGATTTAAGAAAGTCCTGTACCAACTCCTCATCTACTGGAATATCATCATAATCCACCACAATATGTAAATCAACATCAGAGTACTTAGACCAATTATAATTAGCCAAAGAACCAGTCATGGTTACGTCCTCAATATCAACTTTAGGTAATTCCAAAGACTCAAAATAATCGTCAGCAATCTTTAACAAAGTTTTTCTAACGTCAGATTTCATTTTTTGATCTTCATCCCATATTTTAGGATTAAGTTCATCCTGCACTTTAAAACCAGATAAATCTATAGATCTATCAGATTTTTCAATTTCTTTCTCATTTACCACCATATTCATAAATATCACAATATTTATTAAATGTAATGAGAAATACTATTAAGAAAATATTAAAAGAAAATGATTTTGATTGGACTAAAGATGTTGAACCTATTAGTGTAGAACAAATAGAGGATAAGATTGATGTTATAACTGACTATGGGGCCAGCAATTGGTTTTTAAATCATATCGCCACAAAAGTACATGGATTAGGTTTATTAAATAAAGAACTGAACCTATTGACCGATATAATAAAACAAGTGGCAGAAACCTCACAAGAAAACGGTAAACAATTGGGTTGGGAAGAAGGTCATAGAGAAGGTCATAGAGAGGGTTTTACAGAAGGAGAGAAAGATTGTGAAGATAACATCAATCATCTTCTACAAAACGCTCAGGATGAAGGTTACGATGAAGGTTACGCTGATGGACTTAAACAAGGAGAAGAAGAAGGTAAAGACCAAGCCGAAAAAGAATTTAATGAAATAAAGGAAATTGTATATAATAAAGGTTTCGAAGAGGGAAGAATGTATGAGGCTGGTTTAGATTCCGAAGAATATGAAAGAAGACAAAGTGGGTTAGACTTTGAATATTAAAATTAATTAAAAATGAAAAAAATTATAAGATTAACTGAATCACAAATGAGTAAACTAACTGAGGTTAGGATAAATGAAGTAACCGCGGCTGAAGTAGCTAAAGTATTAGAAGCAATACCTTGTACAGGTCAAAGTGTTAAGTCTTTAATAAGTAAACGTTTAAATGAATATGGTTTCAAAGATGTTACAGTTAAGTTTTTAAATTATGGTGAAAATAATAAGTTGTTGAATTATATAGCTTACACTGAAGGACCTATTTTTATTATAGAATCTATTAGTAATTCTAAAGTATCACCACCTTGTATGGAAGTTCTTAGTGTTATACCTTATCTCAGAACTTAAACACCTTTACGTTCATTTATTTGACTCTTTAGGTTTAATAGACCCTCCTCAGTGAGAGAAATTAATTTAGTACACTCATACTTATTCATAGTTTTATTGAAAACCGAACCTTGACTCTCAGACACCTCAAATCTAATATAATCCCTATCCAACACTTCTTTATAAACATACCTAGTACCAGCTTTGAAGGTTATTTTTAAGGTTTTTTTAGATTTATCATATTCAGAATGTAATATATTACTAGAATCTATTAAACACTCTATAACACCATCTTCCTTTTTCTCTCTTTTTACTACTGCCATATTTTATAAGATTTAATTGTTTTTAGGTTAAAAACTTGTCCAGTTATACCACCCTCTTCTTTAGTTTCTATAATCATGTTATCACTTTTAAAAAAATAAAATGAGTTTTGGAAATCTACCCTATAAGTACCACTATCGAAACCATCATCATCATAAGGGTTGTTTTTTATTATTAAACTAATATTAAAAAGTTCTTTATATTGAATATTTGTCATTTATTTATTGATTTATCACCAAGATTATGTTATAATTAACAATAACAAATATAATAATAATAAATAAAAAAACAAATCGCTTGTTAATTTTAAATATTTAACTTATTATTGTAGTAATGAAGAACATGAACAAAGAAATAAAAGACATAATCAAGAGGTCTTACACAGAATCACTTAATTCTGGTTCTAACACAATTGAACCTGTTCACATATTAATAGCCCTTATAAGTGATAATGATAACATAGTAATAGAAACCCTACAATCAATGGGTTATGATGTAGAGGATTTAATTTCTAGGTTAGAGGGATATTTAAGATTAAAAGTAAAAAACCCTAACTTAAAGAAAAAATTACTATATTTGAACAATGAATCCAATTCGGTAATTAATAGTTGTGAATTGGAGTCAGATAAACTTGGTGATTCCTACGTTGGTGTAGAACATTTAATGTTATCTATTTTAAAGTTCAAAGAGTTGGGGTGTACTAAAGTTTTAACGAATAGGGATATAACATATAAAACATTTAAAGAAAAATTAAAACAAATAAAAAAAGAAGTAAATATGAGTGGAATAGCGGACGATTTTAATGAAGGAAAAGGTAGTTATTATAAAAAATCCAAAGGTGAAAAAACAGACACACCTATCTTAGATAATTTTGGTAGAGATATAACTAAATTAGCTGAACAAGGTAAAATAGACCCTATTATAGGTCGTAATGACGAAATAGAGAGAGTTACACAAGTTTTGTCCAGAAGAAAGAAAAACAACCCACTATTAATTGGTGAACCAGGTGTAGGTAAAACCGCCATTGTTGAGGGGTTGGCTCTAAAAATTATTGAAAAGAAGTGTCCTAGGGTACTTTTTGACAAAAGAGTTGTTTCACTAGATTTAGCTCTACTAGTTGCTGGTACAAAATATAGGGGTCAGTTTGAAGAGAGACTTAAAGGTATTATGGATGAGTTAGAAAAAACTTTTGATGTTATATTGTTTATTGATGAAATACATACAATGGTTGGAGCTGGTAATTCGTCTGGTTCTTTAGACGCTTCTAACATACTTAAACCAGCTTTAGCTAGGGGTGAGATACAATGTATCGGAGCAACCACTTTAGATGAGTTCAGAGAAAACTTTGAAAAAGACGGAGCTCTAACGAGAAGATTTCAAACCGTGTTAATAGAACCACCTTCTAATGAAGACACTTTAACAATACTTAATAATATTAAAGACCGTTATGAAGACCATCATAAAGTTTCCTACACAGAGGAATCGATAAAAGCTTGTGTTCAACTAGCTGGTAGATATATCACAGACAGAGAACAACCAGATAAATCTATTGATATTTTAGATGAGGTGGGGGCTAGAAGTCAAACTAAAATTGAGGCACCTAAAGAAATTATTACTTTAGAAGAAAGTATTTCAAAAATAGATGAAAAAAAGAAGACCGTAATTAAAGCACAAAAATATGAAGATGCTGCAAATTTAAGGGATGAGGAAAGGCGACTAAAACAAGAATTAGAAAACAAGACCACTGAGTGGTTAGAATCTATAAACAATGAACGGAGAGTGGTAACAGAAGATAATGTGGCCGAAGTAGTTGCTAAAATAACTGGTATACCAGTAAACAAAATCAACCAGTCTGACCTACAAAAATTAAAGAGTATGGCAGAAGATTTACGTGGTGTTGTTATTGGACAAGATGATGCTGTTGAACAAGTGACCAAAGCCATTAGACGGAATAGAATGGGTATAAAATCAGAAGACAAACCAATTGGATCTTTTATGTTCTTAGGACCTACTGGTGTTGGTAAAACACACTTAGCTAAAACTTTAGCTAAAAACATTTTTGGTTCTGAAGATTCTATAATTAGAGTTGACATGTCTGAATATATGGAAAAACATAGTACCTCTAAGTTAATTGGAGCTCCTCCAGGATATGTTGGTTATGAGGAAGGGGGTCAGTTAACTGAAAAAGTGAGAAGAAAACCGTATTCAGTTATATTATTAGATGAGATAGAAAAAGCTCACACAGACGTATTCAATATTCTTTTACAGGTTTTAGATGAAGGGTTTCTAACAGATAGTTTGGGTAGAAAAATAAACTTTAAAAACACCCTAATTATAATGACATCTAATGTTGGAGCTAGAAAGTTACAAGATTTTGGAACTGGTGTTGGTTTTGGTACCCAATCTAGAATAGACAATTTGGAGGATATTAGAGATGGTGTGATTAACGACTCAGTTAAAAAAGCCTTCTCCCCAGAGTTTTTAAATAGATTAGATGATATTATAGTATTCAAATCACTTCAAAAAGAAGAAATTGGTAAGATTATTGATTTACCTTTAAAAAGTTTGATTGATAGAATGTCTGATATGGGTTATAAAGTATCTATAACCACTAAGTTGAAGGAATTCTTAATAGAGAAGGGTTATGATGAAAAATATGGGGCTAGACCTCTAAACAGAGCGATACAAAAGTACGTTGAAGACCCCATAGCTGAAAAAATGTTAGACACCGAACTAAAAGAAGGTGATACATTAAAGATAGGTATCTCAAAAGGTAATATTACTGTGACAATAAAGTAAAACCAACAAAAACCCCCCTAAAACATGGGGGTTTTTAATTTAGTTATTTTTTCTATACTCCAAATACCAAAATAAAGAACCTATAAAACCACCATAAGCGGCTACAGCTACAGCAATCTTTAAATAGGTGGTATCTAAATAACCATTATACCACCAAAATGGGTATAATATACACATAACTAACATAAATAAAATTTGTAGTACATGTATAGAGTGTTTTTTAATTCTTTTCCAATTCATAACTTAATTTTTTTGTTTTTTTATCATATCCCTAATTTTAGATTTAGCTTTCATTAGATTGGTTTTAGAGGTGTTAATTGACACACCTAACCTCTCAGCTATTTCTTTATGTGATAAACCAGATAAATAATAAAGTTCTAACGTTTTTTTGTAAGCTGGTGTTAGTTTAGGGATAAAACCTATTATTTTTTTTATGTCATCCTCTTTTTTAGAATCGTCTTCTAAGGGTTGTTCATATTTAGAGAAATTAAAATCATCTATTGTATTATCAGTAGTCACATTTTTACTTTTCCTCAGTGAGTCTAAAATATTATTACTAATAACCCTTCTAACCCAACCTTCAAGATTACCTTTACCATCGTATTTATTTAAGTTTTTATAAACCTTCATAAAACCATCTTGACAAAAATCTTCCGCTTTATCAACATTATTTGTATATTTCATACAAACTTGCTTTAACATTTTATCCCATAAACTATGGTAAACATCTTTAAATTCTAAAACTTCTTTTAATAAAGATTTTTTAGTCACATAATTTTCTTTTAACCCATCGTTTGTAATTCTATCCTTCAATAATCTCACAAATTCTTCTTGGAAATTTTTTAAGAATTCTTTACCATCCTTCCCAAAATAAGTTAATCCAGAAATATTAGTTATACACTTATGACCCCCACTATTAGCCTTTATCATATCCCAACCAGTAACAGATAACAATTTTAATGCTTTTATTTCTCTCTCGGATAGAGAATCGTATGGTTTGGACATTACCTTTTTTATAGCTTCCACCCACCTTTCTGTTGTATATTCTTCCGAAGAACCTTTTGGTGGTTCCCCTAAACCTATAACACCCTCATCTGAGTCCTCAAACATCGCCACCATATCATTATAATTAAATCCAACTGACTCCTCATTGAAGTGTTTACTTTTTTCAGCAAAATATTTAACACTATCTATCGTTATCTTCTTCTCTTTTAAACTAGTTTTAAAGACTTCTAAGACCTCTTCAGCTATTTCACCTAAGTTTACACCTTTAAGTTCTCTATTCTTCTTAAACGGATTACAAGAAGCTTGTAACAAACCCATAGGCCAAACTATAACTAAAAAGTTTGCGTTTGGGTATAGTTTGAAGGGTACGTACCTATCGTAAGACCCTGGTTTAAATAAAGCTCCACCACCATATTGTGATATTATACCAAACTCCTCATCGTACTTTACTTTATCACTTTCACTCTGTGATTTAATATAGTTTTTTAGATTAACTTTCATAACTTCTGGTGATACATAACCATCTTCCTTAGCCATTTTAACAATATTTAAATAAATATTTTTAATACTAGGTGTAGAATTCATAACCAAAGACTCCAAAAACTTAGGTTTATTTTTATAGGCCAAAAGTAATTTATTTGTTACTAATGACATAGCCATTTTATTTTTAAGTAAATCATTTTCTTTATCATACTTAAAAATATAATTCATCAGTTCCTCTGGTTTAATATCTAGTTTAGCGAAATCAGCACTATCAACAGTAGAAATCATTTTAATATCGTCAGAAGGGAATATGTCTTTAGGTGATACAACCTGTGAAATGGTCTCAACATTTGAACGAGCTTGTCTAAAAGATTTAGAAGCTCCCTTTTCAGCACCAACTTGTTTGTCATGGTGGTCGGTATGTATGATGAACATTGGTTTACCATGTGCGAAGTCAACCAAAACAGGCATTACATCACCTCTAGCAGACGGTTTCTTAACAGCAAACTCTCTATCACCATATTGGATAACCTCTGAATCAACAACTTCTATACCATTACTTTTCAGATATTCCTTCATGGCTAGAGCTGTAGTAACACCATCTAAGTCTTGATGAAAGTATATTTTAGCTTTATTATATCTTTTAGATAAATCTTTTATATTTCTAATACCACCCATAAGTTGTGAATTTTTTAGTTATTAAACTTTATTATAAATATGCTATTATTTAATAACGATTGGGTAATTTGGTTTATTTACTTTCCTCCATAGATATTAATTTATCTAAATATTGTTTAGCCTTTTTTAAATCTTCTAAACCATTTTTATCTTTCCACCTAGTAACATACTTCACAATATTACCCTCAAAAAAACTTAGGTTATGTGAGTGTGCGTAATCCCACATTTCTATACCCCTATTATAGTGGTTTGGGTGAATTACCCTTTCTTTTGATTTTACCATAATTTTTTTATTTTAAATAAATTTACTATATTTGTATGAAATAGTAAATTTTAAAAGTATGATAAAAATAAAATCCACAACAAATCCTAGTGAAAGAATTTATAGACCTTATTGTAGAGCTAGTATGAAAGAAATTATAGATTTTTGGACTAAAGAGAATTCTTTTATTAATACGGAACTTTATTTACAAATATTAAGAGCTAAGACCACTCACGACTAGATAATATCGGTATCATCTCTTCGTAACTGTAGGGACCAGTTTTAGACATTAAATTACTAACAGAGTTGGGTATTTTTTCACCCTGCCATTTAACAAATGTTTTATCCCCATTAATAGATTTTCTAAGGCTTTCTGGTGAGGTTTCTAAAATTTCTTTAAAATCTAAAGAGTCAACCTCTAATACATTTAAAATCATAAAATTTCTTTGACTAAAATTGTTTGACATTATTAGTTTTTTTTAAACGACTCATAATAAATCGAATCTACTTTTTATTGTGTTATAGTTTTGTAATACTTCACTTTGAGATAATGCTCTATCATACATCATACAAGGACCTAAACTACCATTTAAGAAAGTGGAGAAAGTAGATGGGTTACCTTTACCAATATTTATTTGTCCCGCATTTATAGTTCCAGGATTCATTTGTGAACCATTTAAGAATGTTGACGTATCTTGATTAACTAATTCCCCATTAACATAACAACTTAAATTATTAGTAACCAATTCTCCCACATCTGTAATAGTAATTAAATTCCATTCTTTTGGTTCGTTACTTACTCTATCTGTAGTAAATGTACCCCTATCAATTGAATCCCCTATCGTCATTCCATAGTTATTACCTATACCAAAACCCCATCTCATCTGACTAGACGTACTACTTCTCCAAAATAGATACGCATCATCTGCAGGTGTTGAACCACCTATAGTATCACCAGATAATTTAACAATAACCTGTTCATTGTCAGGTGCAGCACCCCCACCGATAGAGTTAATGGTTTCCGCAATTGCTTTTGTTATTACCCCACCAGAATCTATAGTAACCTCAAATGAGGGTAAATTTTTAGAAGCTTGTGTTGGTGTTGTTGCGCTCCAATTCTCACCGATAACACCTGTATAAGTTCCTGGTGTGTATGTTGTCGCAGTCAATGCTGGTATTTTTAGAAATCTATCATTACCACCACCAAAAAACATAACACCACCCGCACCAGTTGTTCCCGATTTAACCCAAGCTGAAAATGTGAATGTTTTTGGTTTGTATCTATAAAAAGGTTGTTGTAATTGGACTGATTCTGCGGAAGAAAATGGGAATACAATAAAATCATCCGTACCATCAAAAGTTATGTATTTGTAGTCATTAGAAACTTCTGGTTCATTCGTGAAAGTTCCCTCAAAATTATAAGAACTAGTTAAATCAATAATAGTACCACCACTTAAATCTTCAGACCTATTTCTAGACTTAAAATTAAATGGGTCAACATAAAAAACTAACCCATCAGTCACAATTTTAGGTGATACTTGTGTACTTTTACCCCTTACTTCTATACCATCTCCATTTACTGTAATAGCCATAATTATATACTCCTCACAATCGTCTTAACCACCCAACCCGTGGTAGCACCAGTTAATGTCCCTATTAGTGAAGCTTCAGAACCATCAGATGATACTGTAAATGTCAATGGTGTTGTGGAACCTATATCGTTTGTAACGTTTTCTCTATACTCAACAGTAGAACCACTCCAAATAGACATTATAGTACCAGCTCTAACACCTAATGTATTAGAAACTGTGTAATCAAAGAAAGCTCCAGTGTAAGCACTTATGGGAACTGAGTAGATGGTTTGTGCACCAGAACTACTAAAACTAGTTTTTACTGTTGTATTGAGACAAGGTGCTTGGTAGTTTCCTATGTGGACAGTGTCATTATCAAAAACCTCCAATATTGGTAATCCAGATGAATCACCAACTGAAAGTAAAGAACCTACTAAGTTATCACTCACACTAAATAACTCCCCACTTGAACCTTCTACCGTTAGTAATGCTTCAGTACCCCCAGAACCAATTATATTCAGTAAAGTTTGACCATCTCCAGACATAGTTGTTTGACCATTTACGGTTAGACCTGTCATTACACTAATATTTGATACTAAATCAGATAGTCCACCACTTTGACTTATTGTGAAGTTGTTGTTTAAATATGTAAACCCCGTAACACTAGATAAATCTGTGGTTAATGCTATAGTACCACTTTGGTCTGGAAGAATCCATGTATTAAAACCTGTATTTGGTAACTGTTGTGATAAAGTACCGTAACTACTAGTCCCACCATTCTCAAACTTATAGGAAGCCGCTTCAAATTCACCATCATTTGTGACTTGTAAACCTTTAAAATTAAAAGAACCACCATCACCATACACATAATAATCCTCAGCTCCATCAAAGAAGTCAAAAATTACCCCAGTATCTGTGAATTGACTCGTACCATTAAAAATACCTTCACTAGCGGTTGTAGGGTTACCCAATTTGATTGGACCAAAAACAGTACCACCAGAAAGTGGTAAATAATTTCCACTGATGATTGTACCCCCACCAGTACCACCTGTCAGTGCTGAAACATCAACCGAAAAAGGTGTGAAACCCACATTACCCACAAAATCTAACGAAGTTGTTCCAGAACTATAAGTACCTCCAGTAACGAAAGTGTCTTGTGTTGTTATTTGGCTTTCTAATTGGTATATACAATTTCTGAGATTTAAAAAATTTCCATCTAACTCATCAAAAGTTAGTTTACTATTTTTAATCGTTCTTAATACTAATGGGCAATTTATTGGCATTTTCTTTTTTTATTTATAAATATCTAATCAATCAGAAAGATTATTAGTAACTTATTTTACCTAGGTAACATTCACCACCTTCGTCATCATCTTCAGTGTTAAAGTCACCCTCAAAAATAATACGAGCCATATCACCTGTTGGATTTACTAAAATACCATTCGAAATCCAATCATCCTTGTCAAAGTAAAAACCATCAGCCTTCATCATTTCATTTATATCCTTAAAATGACCATGTTCATTGATGAAATAATCTACAGGACCATACATATCTATTTCAGACTCTATTTTGTCTGCTTCATCATCGACATAATCTGTTTTACATTCTTCAATTAACTGGTCGAATTCGCCTTCTTTTTCATCTCTCTGTATCTCTAAATCATTTATTTGGTCATTCAATTCTTCTATCTCTTCTTCAGTTTCTGCGTATTGTCTTTGTTCTGACTCAAGGTCATCTATATCACTATCTAAATCTTCGATTTCAGATCGTAGATTATCATAGTCTAAAACCCTATCTTGTTTCATACATACTTCACGTTCATCAAAGTTATCTAACATATATTCAGCTTCGTTCTCTGCGTAACCCCTTGAATCATTCATTGTTATATAACTTCCTAAACTACTTGGTTCCATTATCTGAAATATCTCACTTTCATCCATCATTCCGTAATAGTCTGTTATAGACTCTACTAAATCATCTTCATCACCAACAGCATAGTACTGATTATTATTTTCATCTAAATAAATTCTTAATTTGTACCATAAATCATTTTCGACTGGGATGATATTACTGTGACCAAGTAAATTTTCTAAAGCCTGTGCTCGATAATCATCATCAATCCATTCAGTACCGCCGGGACGTGTTGGATAATTATCCATGTGATATTGATTAAGCTTATCCACCATTCTTTTGGGTAATCTTTCGAACCATGCCTCACCTCTTTCTTGTTTACTAAACTCTAAATCCTCGGCGTCCCAAAACTCCCATTTATTGTCCTTTAACATTCTGTAAGCGACTTTATAAAGTGGGTCTTTTTGATTTTTATTTTTATCTATCACATAAAAAAAGGTAGATCTTTTATTGTAGCTTTTCCAATGAGTGTCAGTTTGTTTTGAAGCCACACACCACTTTGTCCCAGCACCGTAATAACAAGAAGACTCCCAAGATTTGGGTGAAATAACTAACCAATCATCATCCTTGTAAATTACTTCTGCCTGTTTTTTAGCTTTTTTTACTTTTTCCTTCTCTTTTTTGGCTTCCTTTTCTTTTTTTTCAGCCTCTGTAACAGTATTTTTTAAATCTAAATATGTTTTATAACTATTGATGTCTTTATTTTCTAACCTTTGTATGAGTCTATGAAAATTCTTCACAGTTGACGTTAGACTTTCCCTATTTGGTGCTACTGTGTAAGCTAGCTTAACGTTCCCTATAGGAGTCAACCAATTTTTTACCATCCACTCCAAATATTTGTTGTTACCAGATGGGTCGTTATCGGATAAATATTTTATCTCTTCCACATCCTCCCCATCTTTAGCATATTTTTTAATGGTGTTTTCTAATCTACCCTCCATTAAAAGTTTACCTAATAATTCCTGTTTTATTATATTTTTCATAACTCTATAACAATAAATATGGTGTTTTTACTTACGAGTACAGTAAACTTTATTTTTCTTGTGGTTTGGTATTACTAATGTTATTTTTTTTAAACCATTTGTCTTAGAATAAAGATAACCATATACACTATTTTTATTTGATTTTTTGACACGGTACCTTATACTGAGTCTGTGATCTGAATCACAACTAGACCTACCTTTATTACTCCAGTAAAGTTCTATATTATCTTTATGTATGAAAACATTTTCATCATATATGATACCAGTAAAACTTTTTTTAATAGAATCTATTATTCCACCATCATCCTTTAAAAGTAATTTATAAACACTATCAATCAACTGATTGTAACTATCTCTAAAGTTTTGTTTTCTAGCATATTCTGGTAGTTTTTCTAAACTACTTTTATAGATACTAAAAAATTCTGATAAATAACTGTCAGCTTCATAATCTATCTTTTTAACCTCTATGAAATCACCCTTTTTTATGATGATTTTACCACTCTCATCTTTAAGGTTTTCGAGACATTTCAAGTCTGACTTAACCATGTTATCGATAAAGTTATTTATAATATTTTGATGTAAGTTTTTAGCTATCTTTGAGGTGTTGTTTTTATTTTCTTTTAAAACTTTGTTAATCGTATCTATATTATTACCCTCTTCTTCATTTTTTTTAAAGTTTAGAATCAACTTTGTCCTATGTGATTCGAAATGAGGACCAACAAAATAATCCTCATATTCATTATATGTTTGATTTTTTGTTCTTTTAATAAAATCATCTAAGTTAGTGGGTGACCAATCACTATCTTTGAATTTTTTTAAAGCTAATTTTATATTCTGATTATCGTCAGATTTTTTTATATATTCCGAAATAATTTTTATTGAGTTAATTGGTGTATCGAGGTTGACTATATTTTCCATTAAACCCCTAAAAATAACCATATTGTTATTACCACTGGGTTTTAACTCATCGTATATTATCTTTATATCCCTAATAAAATTGTTGTAATTATAGTTGTTGGGTAGGTTTTTTGATAAAAATATTAACCCCTTTTTCGAATTACAAAAAACAGAACTACTATCAATCTCACAAAGAGACTCTAACCAAGAGGTTAGTTTAATATCCTTCTTTAAAACTTTTATTATTTTATCTGTCATAAAAAAATTAAGTACCTATTTCACCCTCATCCTCGATTAACAAAACCAAAGACTCAACAACATCAGTTAATTTACTGATTAAACTTTCTAAATGAGTATCCGCGTACAAATCCCTTTTATTTCTTTTATGAATTATAACGTCACCCTCTTTTTCTTTAATGAAATCTAAATCCACTAAAACTTCACTTAAACCATCTACTATATCTGAAAAGGCTTCTTTAGAATCTTCACTAAAGGATATTTCACCTTTTTCATACGTTACCATATCCAAATCTTCTCTTTCTAAAAGATACTTCTTTATAATTGTATCTATTTTTTTTTCAGATAGTAAAGTTTCTTCTATTATTTTTTCACTCTTTTTTTTCATCACTAACTTAAACTTTAAATTTTAAAACATCATCAGTTTTTAAAGAATCGAACTCTTCTTTACTTATTTTAACCACTTTAAAACCAGCATCAAAAAAGGTGTCTAAGAAATCAATTAGATTATCACCCTTTAAATTAATCTTTAACTTCATCAATTTTTCATCTGTTTTTGGGTTAACTACAGCAATATACTCGTATTTAGATTCTTTTAATGAATCGAGTATTAAATAAATTTTACTAGCTTCTTCCAAAATATTGTTTTTTTTTAATAAATATCTATTTTATTTGTTTAATTATAAAAAGTTCATTATATTTGTTCTATGAATATTGGATATGCTTGTATTAATATGACTTTAGGTTCACAAAAACCCAAAGTAACCACCAACCGAGGTATGATTCGTAAAACTTTTGATGAGAGGGGTATTCCTTATGTTTCAGAACTAGCTTTACAAAATGTGAGAGACTTAATCGAAATAATCAAATGGAATGAAAAAAACGATATAAAATTTTATCGTATGTCTTCTGATATGTTTCCTTGGATGTCTGAGTACAATTTTTCTGACTTACCAGATTATAAAAAAATATGTTTACTACTGCTTGGTGCTGGTAACTTAGCTAAAAAGTATGGTCAAAGGTTAAGCTTTCACCCAGGTCCCTTCAACGTGTTAGCCTCACCCACCGACAACGTTGTTAAAAAAACAATTGTAGAATTAAATAAACACTCACAAGTAATGGATTTAATGGGTCTTTCTAGAACACCCTATAACAAGATAAACATCCATGTAGGTGGGGTTTATGGTGATAAGACTTCAGCCCTACAGAGATGGGTTGATAACTTTCACTTATTAGATGAGGGTACAAAATCTCGTTTAACTATTGAAAATGATGATAAGCAATCGGCTTATACTGTACGTGACCTTATGTTTATCCATAAAAACACTGGTATCCCAATAGTCTTTGATTACCATCACCACACTTGTCACGATGGTGGGATGACACACCAAGAAGCTTTAGAAATGGCTATCTCTACTTGGCCTAAAAATATTGTACCAGCTGTACATGTCTCAGAACCAAGAGATGAGAAAATGTTTAGAGCTCATCACGACTATGTTAGAAGTAGGGTTAATAATTATGGACACACTATCGATATTATGATGGAGGCTAAAGCCAAAGAGTTATCCGTTTTAGAATACAATAAAAAATATGGTAGACTATTGATAAGTTAATTTTATCTAACTATCATTAATAAGTAAAAATTTATGGAAGAAAAAGAAGGATTTTACTCCGAATCACCCATCTCTAGTTTAGTAAATGATTATGAGAAAGTGACTAAAGTTATTGAGAGTTGTCAAAATCTTAATCAGTTAGAAATAGCGGAAAGTTATGTAGAACTATTTAAACAAAAATATGAACAACAAGAAAATTTTCTAGATATATTATCTAATAGTATTTTAGGTAAGAAAATGAAATTAAAAAGTAGTTTAACAAATTAAAGTTATGAATATAGAACACGACTATTTAAGATTATTAAAAGATATTTTAAACAACGGAAAAGAAAAAGATGACCGTACTGGTACTGGTACCATCTCTGTATTTGGTAGACAAATCAGACACAAAATGAATCAAGGTTTCCCCTTACTAACAACAAAGAAAATGTATTGGAAAGGAATTGTAACCGAATTGTTATGGTTCTTACGTGGTGATACAAACATTAAATATCTTGTTGATAATGATTGTCATATTTGGGATGGGGACGCTTATAAGAAGTATAAAAAAGAATGGTCTAAATCTGTACCCGGTGATGATACTTTTAAAGAAAGTGAATACAATACTTCAAAACCATATGAATCTAGTAATTTTACAAAAGAAGAATTCATCAACAAAATCAAAACAGATGATGAGTTCGCAAAGAAGTGGGGTGAATTAGGTCCTATCTATGGTAAACAATGGAGAAATTGGACTAAAGATAAAGATGCTGGTGCTGTTGAAGGTGGTGTCTTTGTAGAATATGAACAAATAGACCAAATCTCAAACTTAATAGAACAACTTAAAACCAACCCAGATTCAAGACGATTAATGGTTAACGCTTGGAATGTTGGTGAATTAGACCAAATGACACTTCCACCTTGTCATTATGGATTTCAAGTTTATACAAGAAAGCTTAGTGAAGGTGAAAGATATAAAATCTTTGAGGAAAAAGGTTATGAATTTAGAATGAATCAATGGTCTAGAGAAGAACAATATGATAAAGCGGGAATACCTAAACGAACAATCTCTCTAATGTGGAATCAACGT